TGATGATCGATTGCTGGTCGATCAACCGGTTGTCGCCGCGCAGCTGCTTGGTGTCCATGTCGCCGGTCAGGGCCAGGCTCTTGATGCCGGGCACGTCGAACCATTCCCCGTAGGTGGCCAGCGCACCTACCGCATCGGTGAGCACACTGGCTATCTGGCAGTGCTGTACGGCGTAGACCTTGGTGATGCCTTGATCTTCAACCGGGGTCGGGGAACTCATCGCTTCCTCCTCATGGCACTGGGTTTGCCAGCACTCGATCGATCTGCACCGTCACGATGGTGCGCCGTAGGTTGTCGCTGGGTTGCTGGGATGAGCGGGTCAGGATCTGCACGCCGTAACAGGTGATCAACCAACTGGGCAGCCTGGTCCGGTGCATCAGCCAACAGATGTGATCTTCCAGCCCGATGGTCTCGGCCCGGGTGCCGTCGGGGTGTTTCAACGCCTGGTAGATGTCCACCTGCGCCTGCTCGCGGACCCGTAGCTCACCCTCGGCGTCGGTGTCACCGGACGGCATCACGTTCCACGCCACGCCCTCGGTGATCACGACCAGCGGACACGGTGCCTTGGGCGGGGCCAGGTCCCGGAACACGGTCACGCCCAGCCCGGCCGACTCGATCACATACTTGAGCGCGCCGGAAACGGTGGCGTTGCTGACCACGGGGGTGCCCATCGCTACCGCAGCCCCTTGATCATCTCGCGTTCGTAGCGGGCCTGGGCCATAGCCATGCCGGGGCGCAGGAACGGCTGAGCGCGCATGTAGCGGGTGCCGAACTCCACGAACGGGGCGTACGGAACATCGTCGAACAGCACGCCGACACATTCCGAGTGAGCCGCGCCGGTGTCGACGTCGGTCTCGATGCCCCGCCGCAAGCGCCCGGTGTCGACCGGGCAGCGCTTGCGCGCTTCCGCGGCGGCCATGTCGAGCAGATCCCCGACGTTGGCGCGCAGACCCGAATCCCAGTCGTCGAGCACGCGCACGATGGCATCCCGCCACTGGCGCTCATTCTCCCAGGTCACCGAGGCAGGCATGATCTAGTGCCGCCCCCGTTCGGGACTCGGCGCCACTTCCGGCGGTGCGCCTTCCAGCCACGGCGCGTAGTCGATCTCGTGGTCATAGAACGGCGGCAGCCACTGAACGGGAGGCCAGTCGTAGCCCGCCTCCGGTGCGTATTCGTAGGGCACGTGCGGGATGCCGCCGTCTCCGTTACCGCCGTTGCCGTTGGTCATGATCTAGGCGTTGTCGCGAGGGCCGCGGTCGAACCAGTTCGCCCAGTCAATGTCGATGTTGACGTCACCTTCGATGTTGGTCGTCTTGGTGCTCGATGTCTCCGTGGTCACCGGCTGCGGGGTGGGTTCCGCCGTGCTGCTCGGCTCATCCTTGGCGGTCGGCTTGGTTGCCATGATCCTGATCCTTTCCGGTTGCGTGCCCTCACTCGTGATCAATGCCATCTAGATCAACACTCGGTTCGTCTTGTACGGCTCAAGCCAGTGATCGGTCACCGGGTCGCCGGTGGTGCGGTCGTAGTCGGCCTCGCCTTGGCGCTGGCTCGGCGGGGCCGGGTCGGTCTCGTCCTGTTGCGTGGGTGCCGGGGGTCGGCCGATCGGGTTTCCTTCCGCGTCAGCCTGCGCGGTGAACGGAGCCGGGCAGTACAGCGCGGCCAGGCGTGCCGCTGCGTTGCTCACCGGCACCGGGGTCACCCGGTGGCCGTAGTCCCCCGGCACCTCGAACGCCGCACCGGTCGGGAAGGGCAGTGCGCCCGTTGCCCACCACGTACGGCCGTCGGTGCCCAGCGTGCCGACGGTAACGCTGGCTGCCCATCGATCGAGATACCCCATGCCCGTGGAGTCGACGTCGACATACGTGCTCATGTCGGTGGGTTCGAACAGGTCCCGGGTGTAACGGTCGATGACGATCTTGGCGTCACGCAGGGCTTGGGTGATCTCGGTGTCGGTGCCCACGGCACCCGCAGCCTTCGCTTGCTCGATGCTCGCGTAACCGATCACCGGACTGGTCATCCTCGGTCCCCGCCTCTGGGTCGTCCCCCGGACTGTTTACACGCCCGGGGTCCTGTTCGGCCAGCTCGTCCGGGCCGATGTACCGGCGCGGTCGCAGCGGGATGACCTGGGCTGCGACCTCGACTCCGCAGCACGGGCACCGCTGGATATAGCGCGTCGTCGCGGCACGTGACTCGCGCCCACCACGCCGGTACACCGAAGCTCGGTACGGCACTGATCAACTCCCGGTCAGGCGATCGTCTTGCAGAACGCCGGGGGCACATACACCGCCAACTGCGCCCGCAGCTCGGCCAAGATCACCAGGATGTTCGAGGTGAAGTTGGACGCGTGCGAGTCGGACATCAGGATCCGCACGCCTTGCTTGCGCCACAGGGTGGCCGCTTCGGCGAACGCGCCGACCAGTGCGGTGCCCGCGGCGATGGCCACGGTGGGCACGACCGGCAGCCCCCACACGCGCGGGGTGGCCAGGCTGGCCGGGTCCCGGGTGAAATTGAACTGCCCGTCGGTGCCCACGCCCAACTCGATGGTTTCCCAGTCGGTGGGGTGCAGTACCGCGCCGTCCGGGGTGAACCCGGCAATCTGCACCTTGGTGATCATCTTGCGCAGGGCTACCAGCATGGTGACCGCGGTGGCCAGGCTCATCGTTTGCACGCCCACCGTGCCCAGGATCCCCATGATGTTGGGAGCCACCCCGTCACCGTTGAGGCACTGGCCGTTCAGCCGCTTGTTTACCGCGTAGGACAGTCGGCCTTGGATGTAGCCGGTGAGCTGTGCGTTGTCCTCGGCCGCCTGCCGGGTGATCGGCACCCACACGGCGATCGTGGCCAGGGCCTTGGACTGCACGGTGAAGGTGAACGTGCCTTCCGGCTTGGGCTGCCCTTCCGCCACTTCGATCGCAGTGTTGCTGATCGCCGGACTCGCCGTCTCGACCACCCATTCGATCACACCGGCGGTGGCCGTTTGGTTGTCGAGCAGATCGACCACCGACAGCGGGATCGTCGGCGGGTAGAGCACGCCGGGCAGCCGTTGCGGCTGATTCGGGTACGTGGTGGTGGTGACCGTGGCCCGCAGGTCGGTCGCTTCGGGCAGGTGCAAGATCTCGGCGGTGCCGCGCATCCCACCGGCGCGCCAGGTTTCCGCGCCTTGGGCGACCATCGAGCGCCAGTTGTTCGGGATCCGGGACCCGTCGCCCGGCTGGTCGGTGCCGCGCTCGCCGCCCTCATCGTCGTCGGGCCGCTGGCCGGGCCGGGCCGCGCCGCTCTCGGGGCGCCAGCGCTCGGTGACTTCCAGGTCGGCCAGCCGCCGCCGCCGTTCGTTGGTGGCCGTGGTGATGGCGTTGCGGCGCTCGATCTCGGTGGTGATCGCATCGGCGCGGGTGGCGTCGTCCTCGGTTGCGCCGTCCACGTCGAGCGCGGCCATCGCCTCATCCCGGGCCGCGCGTAGCTCGGGGTCGGTGAACTGGGTGTAGTCGACCGGCGGTGCCGCGGTCCGGTCGCGGGTGTGCTCGGCACCGAACGCGCGGGCACGAGCCCGCCTGATCTGGGCTTCCGTGAACCGCGTAGCGGTGGGGAGCATGATCTCTTCCTTTACTCGATGTGGATCTATCATCGGCTAGCGGGTGATCAACGGCGTGGACCGCAAGCGAGCACGGGCCACGACCAGGGAGCGGCGGGTCACAGATAGTCCGGATGCGCCATCCGGGTGGTCATGGTGCGCAGCGGTATCAACATCGGTACTGCGCGCCTCTTCGAACTTGGCGCCGGGTACCGCGGCCATCCGCGCGGTGATCTGGCTGCCCTCGACCAGCCGCGCGGCGATGATCCGTTCCGGGTCTTCCTCATCGAAGATCACCGATCGGAATCCGACGGACAGGCCCGGCGCGGACGTGCGCGCCTTGGTCCGCGCGTCGCGCCCGTCGCGGGTGTTGTCCCAGCGCCCCTCGATCCACAGGCCCTCGCTCCGGTCGTTGGCGGTGAACGCGCCGACCGGCATCCACGGATCGTGCATGAAACACAGTGCGTAGGGTTCGCCGTCCAGCCCGCCCGCGGCCCAACAGCCGGGCGCGAACGTGGTGCCGTAGGCGTCACGAACATCGGTGCGACACAGCCAGCCGCGGAAGTGCGGTTCGTCCTCGCCCACGTCTTCGCGCAGGTCCAGATCCGACAGCGCTACCGCGCGGTAGGTCTCGGCCCGCTGCTCGACCGGGATCTCGGGATGATCTTGCCGGGTCTGGCTAGATCTTGTGGCCATCGGGATCCCTGCCGTTCCACTCATAGATCCGTCCCTGGCGGGTGCGCTTGTCCAGGGTGCCGGGCCGGAAGTCCTCGACGTCTTCGAACTCGCCGGTCATCAGGTAGCGCCACACGCCGAACGCGCCGAGATTGACGTCGATGTGCTGCGGATAGGAGCCGATGTACTCGCCGGTGCGCCCGTCGCACGGGCCGCCGCGCATCCGGATCGCCACCCCTTCGATGACCCCTTCGGGCGGGGTGGGGATGGTGGAAGCCGGTACGTGCAACACGTGCCGCCGCGCGGCCGTCGGATCGAGCACTACTGATCGCCTCCTAGGGGCAGCGGTAGGGGTGCGGGGGGAAGCGGCAGCGCCCGGCCGTTCCCGTTGGAGTTCTGGCCGATGCCGCCGATCTGGCCCTGTAGCTTGGCCCGCTCCCGGTAGACCGACAGCGTCACCGCGCCCGCGCCGTTCGGTAGCGGTTCCTGCCCGACCTCTTCGCGCGCCTCATCCAAGGTGAGCACGTCGGTTTCCACGAGTTCGCGCAGCCGCGCCACCCGGGCATCGTTGGACTCCTGTAGCGCCTCGACGTCCTCGGTGTTGAAACGGGCCGTGTAGCGCGGGTCGGGTTGCGTGGTGAGATCGATCTCGGAGGAGACAATCTGTAGCTTCGGGACGATGGTGTCCGACCACAGGGTGGTGCGCGCGGCGTCCCGGTTTTCGTAGGTGGTGCCGCCCATGAGGTAGTCGCGCGGCACCCCGAACGCCAGCATGATCTCTTCCGCGGACCGGATGCGGGTGTCCAGGTAGGACACCTCGGCCGCGGTCAGGGTGATCCGTT